CAGCTTTAGTACGACTTCAGGCGTGTCGATTTCAGGTGCGCCTAGTCGCTTAGGCATCAGTCCAAAGCGACTAGGACAAGTCAACAGTACATCAAGCGAGTCTACATTTAGTGGCTCAGTCACTCGCAATACAACGACAGTCGGATTATGTATGTCGCGTATTCCCTGCAATACATCTCGAAGCGTGCCATCTTCGCCGGCTTTATCGATATTGTCTTGAGCAATACCGGTAAGCAATACTGGCGTATCCATCGGATACATGGTGTCATCAGCGTCCGCGCTAGTGACGACGATACCTAAGGTACTAACGTTGGCGTTACGCATTGGCAAGATGCCTTGAGTCAGCTCTTGTGCTGATATGCCATGATGAAATGCTGTCATTTGGGTTTATCCTTATTTGAAGTTAATTAAGCAGTACGAAGCCAGTGAGCCACGACTTTAGAAGGCTGAATGTTATTGTGCGGTTGGTCGCCTCCAGCCTCATTAATATAACCACTCTCAACCGTACTAGATTGGTTAGAGACAGTGCGATCGCTATTTGTGTCGTCGTCGTGACCGATTTTTGTAAGAGTAGATATATTTACTGTATGCCCGTGAGCTGGCATTTCCTCTTTAATTAGCATGTGCTCATTTTCACCAAACTCATTGCCGATAGTTTTATAGTCAGATGGATCATCAGCGCTAGTAGACAGACCAACGAGCGTGCGACCTTCAGCGTAACGTTCCCAATCACCATAGCCGTGATGCAAGGCGACCGCGGCAGCATCAGCATGATCGATAGTGGTTGTATAAATATCGCCGACTTTAATAGGCTTGAGATTAAATAAGATATTTATCCAATCTTGCAGCTCTTTTATGTCCTTATCGTTAGTCTCTTTGACTGTGTACTGACTATGAGGATTTTCATCAGTCAAATGACTAAGCGGCACAAACGTATCTGAGGCCCATTGCCGCGTAGCAGTGACTACATTAGCGTCAATCACTAAGCTAACATCAGGGTTATCAATACTGATAACGGCTTTAATACGATAATCAACCGCAGCCGTTGAGTTGGCGGCGGGCTTTTCGACTTCTGGCAGTCTACCGACCCAGATAAGATCTCCATCTGCGTCAATAAGCCCTATCTCTCTAATAGTCCAGCCGCCTTGATTCGGTGGCACAATACAGACGATCTCGTACTGACCCGCAACAGATGTTGGAGTGATGCTCTCAACAGAGCCTTGATAGCGCTTACTGACTAATACCTGCTCATCTAGTCGCTGACTAAAGTCAACGTCGATACCTTGACCGATCGCAAACTCAGTAATACTTAAAGAGACGCTGCCTGTATTAGCAGCGGCTGCAATCTTCTGTTTGCCTATGGTTGTCAGTAAAAGCTGGTAGCTCATCATGTCGCCCTTGGTAGTAGTTACAAGTAAGTAGACGTTAAAGCTCGAAAGCGCCACCGTTTTCCGGTGCGACCGTAGTTTGAATGCGATCGATATCAGCACCGTCAAATACAATGACGCTATCTAACTTTTTAATAGCGAAAAGAACTGGCTTATCTGCTTCTACTGCCAATACACGCTTAGTAGCCTGAGTATAGTCAACAACATCTTCAGGCTTTAGCAGCGCATAAACATTAAGGTTCGTAGCGACGTTACTAATAACCTCGACGTGTACAGTATCGAATCGAGTGCGCAGTAAGGCGGGATCAAAGATAACGTCAACCGCTGTTCGCGCCGCACCATCATTGATCAGTAACGCTAAGTGACTAGCAGTCGCAATACCGCTATCCTCTGGCATCTTAAAGTCAACGACAAACTTGCCGTCAGCGTTAGCTGTAGGATTGGAGATAGTTTTGGTTAAGCCTTGAGGCTGTTCGATATTTGGCATAGTAATTGTCCTAGTAGTAGTTAATAAAAGTTAGTTAGTAACAGTAATCTCGACGGCGACAACAGGCACAGCATAAGCGGCGACAGTAGAGTAAGCGGCCGAACCAAAATAAATACTGTAATGAGCTGATAAGCGTTTTACCGCGTCGACAACAGCGCGAACTTGTCTGACTGAGTCAGTTACTTTGCTATTACTCGGAGTGACTGAGATACTAAAAGTGCCCGGCACTCCTTTTGGATTAGTCTCGAACCATTCTGTTACGGTTGTACTGTAATTAATTGCGGCTAAGGCTCGCTTGACAGCATCGAGCGTACCTTTGCGCTGGTGTACTGATATGGAATTACGAATAACATTGCGCTGAGTTTCAATAGACCAATTATCGTTCCACTCATCGACTGACCACGCATAAGCCAAAAATGGCAAATACTCAATAGGGCAGCTATCAGCATCCCAAATCAAACTGAAAGGCACATCTATCGACTCAAGACGCGTTGTAAATGTTGCAAGCTCACGCTCAAGCGGCTGACTGTTAGCGGGGAGTAGTGACAAATCAGTCATTACTGCTCACCGCCTTAATATCAAAGCTAGTGCAATGCGCTACTTGAGATATATTGACCAGGACATCAGATGCCGGATTAACTAACTCGATACGACTAACACCATTAACATCCAATGCACCAATAATTCGGCTGGTCGCAATGCGGCGTCCTGGTTTAAATTCGGATCGTAAGTAGGCGCGTAGAGCAGCCAAACCTTGATCTAATATCAACTGCGGACTGATACCCGCTTTAATATAAATTACCGCTTCTATCTGATAAGCCTTGGCAGTAGCGCCATGAACTCGCACCAAGTCAGTTAAAGGGCGCACATCATCAGCAGTCAGTGTTGCTGCTACATCGTTGATAGCTGCTTGACTTACTCCTACCGTCTTGTTTGCTTGCTCAAGTACGTCACCGTCAATTTGTCCGGATAAATAGATATCAACTTCAGTGGGCGCTGGGCTATGCACGGTCGCATTAAACACTTCAGAACTAGCAGATAACGCATGAAACAAATAAGCACCCGCGCTACCAGCCTTTGTTTCAGCTTCTACTGATAAAGCCAAGCGATCACGATAAGCGGTATCATCTTCTAATATCTCAGGCGTAACTGGATTAGTCGTTAAGTTTTCAAACTGTAAAACTTTGCGCTGTACGCGGTAATAAGTCACACCGATATGATCTAGATCGGCGCCATTGGCATAAGCAAGCATCAAGCTACGCGCGGTACGATTAATTTCGCTGACTTTCAAGCTATAGCGATATGCTAAAACTTCTAAGATTTTATTAACCGGCTCTGACTCTAACGCCAACGCTTCGTGTATAGGGTGGTTTTGCGGAAACTTGGCAGCAAACTCAGCTCTAATCTCGGCAAGCTCAACTTCAGGGGCGATTGGTTTGATTAGGTTTGGCGGCGGTAAGCCTTGTAGATTAATCGCGGTAAATACACTGTTCATGTAGCACCTCGCACTAGTGACAATGAGGTAGTCAACGTTGAATTATCAGCGCGGCGCATTTCAATCAATGTATTCCAACCGCTATTAATGCCATCGTTAATTAGAGACAAGCTGACCTTGCTAACTTTAATCCTCGGCTCCCAGCGGATAAGTGCGGTGGCCGTGGCCGCCATAAGTTTTAACCGCGTAGCGTCATTTGCAGGAGCGTCGATTAAGAAGGGTAAAAGACTGCCATATTCGCGGCGCATTAATCTGGTACCCAATGGCGTAGTCAAAATGTCATGTATTGACTGACGCAGATGTTTATCTTGATCGAGTAATTGACCATTTGTGCGTGACATGCCGGTAGCATTCATCATCATTGTGACTGCCCCGTGTTTGAACCACCAGATTTCACACCGCTATGCGTATGCTTAGTAAGTTTAATACCGGAAGCGGTAACTTCATCAGCTGCTGTAATTGACTTAGCGCAATCAATAGAACCCTCGACTTTTAAGTCGCCAGTCACTGACGCTATAGGCGTATCAAATACCATGCTAGTGGCTGCTTGACTGGTAACTTTACTGATATGCATTGTGAGTTGGCTTTTAACCACATCAATACTGCAAAAGTCAGTGTCGTTATAGCGGATGCGGATTTCATTAGGGTTTACACTCGGGCTAGGGTTATGGTCGCTATACAGGCTCATCACGGGAATGGCATTTGCTAATTCACCGCTTGGCGATACCAACAAAAACTGCTCACCGATACTGGGACAGCGCCATACGCTTACTTTTCCCGCTGCGACAGTAGGGATGCTTAACCAATCGGTTTCGTTGTCACCAACAGACAAGCGCATCAAAGCACGGTCTGCATCTATATGCGTAACCGTGCCAATAGTGGCGATATTATGTAGGCGGCGTTGGTCTTCTGCATTCATAGCTATAGTCTGTATGAGACTTATAACGCGTGCATCTAATAACTATCCGTAAGTGTGATTTGCGGATATAAAAAGCCCCGCACGATGGCGGGGTAGAGGAAAGGGGTAAAACGATTATCAGAGCTTCTTAATAATATTTACTACAAAACATTCACCGTCAAATCTAGTGCCGTGCTCAAAATCTTCATCAGGATCGCTATCACACCAATCGCCGAAATCTTGCAGCTTGTCAACTGGCACATAGTAGTTGTGACCTTCGTTATCAGTAGTCATTACTACATTTTCGGCAATCATAGTCTAATCCTCCAATAAAAAATCTTTAATTTCATTAATGATAAGCTTCTTATCATCATCTGACCAACCAATAGTTTCACGGACCGCGTAGCGAGTGGGCTTTGAGTTTTCATTTGGCTTAATCGTTTGGCCAAACTGATGCACTTTCATG